TTGCACCAGCAGATGCCGCAGCGCCTGCTAAATGGGAGCGGGCTCAACCCAAGCCGGGCATTGATCCACTAGACCCTACACCAAAGATCACAGCAGATGTGCAGAGCAACAAGCTCAAGGAGCTGTTAGGCAAGATCAAAACCGGATGATGTATGTATAAAATTGAAGAAATAAAACATGTTCATCTAGAAATATCCAGTAGGTGCAATGCGGCCTGCCCACTATGCCTACGAAATTTTTATGGATATCCGCACAATGATGGGTATGTTGAGCATGACATGACCTTGGCTCAGGCGCAACAAATATTCCAACCTGAATTTTTAAAACAGATAAAAGTGATTTATATCAACGGTAATTTTGGTGATGCCGTGATGAATCAGGACACTATTCCTATTGTTGAATATTTTAAATTGCACAACCCCAATCTCCACATAGGGATCAGCACCAATGGTGGTGCAAGAGATCGTGATTTTTGGCAAGCATTGGCACACAACAAAGTGGAGGTGATATTTTGCATCGACGGTATAGATGAAGTTCATAGTCTTTACAGACAAAATACATTGTATTCAGTAGTGATGAAAAATGCCAAGACATTCTTAGAAGCAGGCGGCAGTGCGGTCTGGAAGATGATTGATTTTGATCACAATCGACATCAACAAGAGCAAGCCAGACAACTCAGTAAAGAAATGGGATTTTTTTGGTTCAATCTAGTGGACCACGGAAGAAACAACGGACCGGTATTTGATAAAAATAAAAATCTATCGCATGTGATAGGCAAGCCATCGACTACAAGTTTTGAAGTGTTATGGCACGATAAAATACATAATGAGGTCACCCTGGATCATCTGATGAATTCTCGACCACCTCGCCCAATCAGTTGTCAAGTAAAAGCAGACAAATCCGTGTATATCTCCAGTGTGGGAGAAGTATATCCTTGTTGTTATATGGGATACAGTCCCAAGACTTACGGAAATGGAAACTATTACGGCCCGATCAACAAGCAGATCAGACCCATGATCAGTGACAACAATGCATTGGAGAAACCGCTAGCGGATTGTATTTCTTGGTTCAATAAAATTGTTGAATCCTGGGAGATTTCCACGTTTCAGCAAGGTCGGCTGGTGATTTGCAATGACACCTGCGGGTGCTAGATATGTATAACATTGAAGAAATAAAATATATCCATCTAGAAATATCTAGTAGATGTAATGCCGCATGCCCGTTATGCCCTAGAAATTTTCATGGATATCCGTATAATGATGGTTATGTTGAACATGACATGACCCTGGACCAGGCTCAGCAAATATTCCAACCGGAGTTTTTAAAACAACTCAAAGGAATCAATATCAATGGCAACTTTGGTGATGCTGTGATGAATCAGGACACTGTGGCCATCGTTGAATATTTTAGATCGCATAACAGCGGTCTCCACATATCGATCAGTACCAATGCCGGCGCAAGAGATCGTGAGTATTGGCAGGCATTGGCTCGCAATGATGCTGAAGTGATGTTTTGTATTGATGGCATAGATGAAGTTCACAGTCTCTACAGACAGAATACAATGTATTCGACTGTGATTAAAAATGCCAAAATATTCATTGAAGCAGGTGGAAGAGCTGTTTGGAACATGATTGATTTTGATCACAATCGTCATCAGCAAGCTCAAGCTAGACAACTCAGTGAAGACTTAGGGTTTGTTTTTTTTAATCTAGTAAATCAAGGAAGAAATCGAGGACCGGTGTTTGATAAAAATAAAAATCTAGTTCATGTGATGGGCAACCCACCAACCACAAATTTTGAGGTGTTATGGCAACACAGAACCCAGCATAAAACATCACTGGAAGAGCTCATAAACAGCCCAATGAGACCAACTCCTGTTCTGATCAGTTGTCAAGCAAAAAAAGAAAAATCATTATATATCACTAGTGTGGGCGAGGTATATCCCTGTTGCTTTCTTGGGTTTAGTCCCAGAACTTATGGAACCGGCATCTTGCACGGTGCTGCAAACCCTCAATTGATACCATTGATTAGTGACAACAACGCATTGGAGAAATCTTTGTCGGAGTGTATTTCTTGGTTCAATAAAATTGTTGAATCCTGGGAAATCCCTACATTTCAGCAAGGTCGGCTGGTGATTTGCAATGACACATGCGGCACCAAAACCAATAAATAAACCAAAGGCCCTTGAACGCAATGCAAAAACGCACCCGTAGTCTATTGGAAGAACTAGATTCAATGTATGTTGAGCGTGAGCGCGACTTGATAATAGAAAGCCGCGCATCCAACATCATTGCTGGTGCCATTAACTTGTTAGAACAGATAGACGCTTCCTATTCACCAGAGCAAGCAGAAAATCTCACACGCAAAATGCTGAATGCAATCCGTACAAGAGATGCAAGCAAATTTGCTAGAACCGTAAGGCGTAGTCATGCAAATCAATAAACTGCTGGAAGGCGGAAACGTATTCAAAGGCCCCAAAGGCGAACCACTCACACAACGGATCAATCGTCAAGATGTGCCTGCCACGATCCGTTGGATAGAGCAAGTTACTGGTATAGAATTCCCTGAGGACCGTTGGCTAGGATCGACTGGCAAGAAACCCACATCTGGCGACTTGGATCTAGCTGTGGATCTCAATGAAGTAAGCAAAGAACAACTGGCTGGAATACTCACACAATTTTTACAGAGTCAAGGAGCCGATCCTAGAGAATATGTGGTCAAAAAAGGTGAGGTGCATTTTAAAACGCCCATTGGTGGTGATGCCAATCGCGGATTTGTGCAGACTGATTTTATGTTCTTCCCTAATCTAGATTGGGGTCAGTTTTATTACGGTGGCGGTGTGGATTCAGAATACAAAGGCATGAACCGCAATGTGTTAATGTCAAGCATAGCCAAACAGCAAGGACTCAAAGTTGGTGCCAACGGCATGTTTTCTCGTGCCACAAATGAACTGGTCAAACACGGCATGGACCCTGACTATGTGGCTAGTGTACTATTAGGTCGTGGTGCTACTCGTGATAACTTAAAAAATGTAGAATCAATCTATGCTGCACTTAGCAATGATCCTGACCGTGAAGCCAAGACAGCAGACTTCCGTGAATATCTAGCCAAGGAAGGCATACGAGAGCCCGACATGACTGTGAGAGAAAGTGATGCTAACTTCCTGGCCCGGTTGCGTGATCGTATCGTGAATCAGGGCATGCAACCATTGATTGAAACCAAGCGATCATATCAACTGTACGAAGAAGAACCTGCTGCTGTTGGTGGCAAAGCCAAAGGCATCGAGCACTTGGAAGACTATGTGTTTCGTAGTGGATCTGCGGGGGTGGATCGGGCACTTCAAATAGCCGACTCTTTCTATTCAGATCCTAAAACAGGATCAGTGAAGTGGGATGGTAAGCCTGCTGTGGTGTTTGGCCGTAAACCTGAAACTGGTGAGTTTGTGCTCACAGATGACGCAGGATTCACTGCGGAAAGATTGTTTACCAGTACCGATGAGGTTGCTACAGACTTGGCACGTCGAGATGCCAATGCTGCGGCCAAAGGCAATAAAGCAGATAGAATACAAACCTTATTGCCCACATATGAAGCTATCTGGCCATATCTTGAAGCAGCCACTCCTAGGAACTTCCGTGGATATGTCAAAGGTGATCTGTTGTATACATCCACTCCGCCAGTGGAAGCAGGCAATCTCGTATTCCAACCCAACACAGTGGCGTACAGAATTCCTGTGGCTAGTGATCTAGGAAAGAAAATAGCCAACAGCGAGATTGGTGTAGCAGTACACACCATGTATGCAGATGTAGACGCTCCCAAGCAACCACTCAGTAGAGTTAAATTTAATCCTGTAGAAGGATTGCTGCTGATAGAACCTATCTATGCTCAAGCGGTGCCTAAGAACAATGACATAGCCAAGAAGATAAAAACACTACTACGACAGAATCGAGCAGCTATTGACACATTGTTTAACCCTATGGAACTGCGGGCTATGAAGATCACTGACTTGGCTAAGTTAGCAATAGACTACATCAACAAACGGGTAGATCCAAGACATGCTGCTTACACAGGTGATTTTCGTGATCTAGTACCGGGATTTATGTCTTGGTTACAACAGACCCAAACACCACAAAAGGTCAGCAACATAGCGCAGTATCTGCGTAGTCCTACCAGCAATGAGCAAGGCTTGGCTGCTGCGTTCTTGTTGTTTGAATTGCTACATGATCTCAAACTGGATCTGCTGGGCAAGTTGGATGCACAGGTGCCAGGCAACGAAGGATGGGTATTCGCCACCCCTGTAGGCTATGGCAAAGCCGTGAACAGATTTGACTTTACTGCTAGAAACAAAGCACGAAACAACTAGCCAAGAGCGTGATTTTTTGCCAGATTCATAAATAAGAGTAGGGCAAAAGCCCACTTTTTAGGAGATTTTAAAATGGCAGGATTTACAAAAACAAACGGTACCACACAACCAGTGTTCAACATGGACACAGCCAATGGTAACATTCAAGGCACAGCTAACATTGCTGCAACTGGATCAGTTAACTTTCAAGGCCCTAAGCTGGATTTCTTCAGCTTGGTTGCCAACGCTACTTTGTCCACTTCTGGTAATGTCAATGGCTACATCAATAACATTTTGCAAGCCGTTCAGACCAAAGGCACAGTGGCAATGTATCAGGTCAGCCCAGCTGCACCTACAATTCTTAACTTGGCTATCTATCCTACAGGCGCTTACAGCAATGTAACACTGTTGGCCACAGCCAATGCTGCTACAGTATCAACAGGCGGTCAAGACATCCAGTTGAATTCATGTGCCGGTAACGCTGTGTTCGTCACAAGCGCAACCAACTTTGCTCCAACCTAATTTCAGGTAGTAGCGAACGATCAAGGCCCTGGTTTATTTCCAGGGCTTTTTTTTGGCCGTAAATACTGCATGACCTTGAGTATTCGTGTAACCACCGATTTTGATTGTAGACCCACTGGTGTCACTGGGCATTTTCGTCCTAACATCTTGCCCATAAAAGATCAACAAGGGCAGGCTGTGACCAATCAAGCCACATGGTTGCGTAGTAGAAATCAACAACGCAACTGGGAAACTATCATGCAGTTGATCAGTCTATATACACAGCCTTTGCGTGTGAGTCGTGTGAGATTAGAGGATATGCGATGGCAATTTGATTTTGATACAGATCTAGAAGATGTGTTCAAACTTGACGACGATCCAGTGGGCCGCCTACGGCGAGCATGTAACGGTGTGCCTATAATAAACTATGTAGAACAAGAACTCACAACATTATTGCATCCAGATGTGAACATTTGGTTTGAGTCTTTGGACCATAAATAACTTCATGGACACCACAGATATTGAAAAGAAAAGCCTTGAAGCCCACGTTGAACTGTGCGCCGAACGCTATCGTAACCTTGAATTTCAACTAGCATCAGCTAACACCAGTATCGGTAGTTTAAAAACTATGATAACAGAAGTTCATGAGATGGTTCATGGAATGGCTGCCAAACGCAATGATCAATTGATCGGTTGGGGTATGGGTGTTATTGGATTTCTTATCGCCACAGTGGGGTGGCTACTATCACGTTACGTATTAGCATGAAAGCCAGTCGCAAACTTGCTGCATTGGCAGAAAGAGAACTGCCACGTATCCTTGATCAAGTGATCATTGAGGACGGAGAAAAATACCGTGCATTTGGCAAATACACTATACATCCTAAAGAGGGCTTGTTCCAAGTGTGTGTTAGAGATGACAACATTGGCACATTTTCAGGAACAAAATCCGCCCTGGCCTGGTGCATAGCGGATAATTTAAACCATCTTAATCTAGCTAGACAGATCAAAGAACTAGATCAATCTATTGTAAGATTGCGAAATGACATATATGTGCGGCGCAGCCTAGCTGAGCGCACATCCGGGCACACCTGGGAAAACTTGATCAACAAGACAAGTGCCAGGCAAGAGCAAAGCCAGATTCTAGAAAAAGAACTAGCGAAATGTATAAATTTGGCTAAATACTGGCAACTACGAGGAAACTCAGATGAAACTAAACGAACTGGCCGTAACACGCCC